AGATGATTTCACGGATTTTCGAAAAGACAAGCTAATTCCCGTGAAGTTTACCCCAAATCCAACTCCAAGCCACAGAGACAACAAAGCCTACTGCCCCGGCCCAGCCGAAGGCAACATTCATTTGTTTTTCGAGATGACGAAGCCTCTCGTCGTGACCGACAAGATGTCCGTCGTGGCGTTTCAGCAGATCCGTCAAAGCATCAAGCTTTGCGTCCAGACCCGCCAGTCTTGCCACTATCTCTGACACTTCCTTCCTTGGCATACAATTCGTCCAGTTGTTTAAGCTTACGATTAAGTCTATCGCGCACGGCTTCTGGATTCAAACGGAAACCACAGACCCTAAACAGGTCTTCGGCTGTATCGAAAAACTCCCGAAAATGCTCGGGAGTAAAAGCCCAATCGGGCTTGCGTTTGGCCCGACAAGGAGAGATGGCTAGATCCAGATCGGCAACCGCCTGTTCGACGATTGCTGCGGTCAGATCAAGCCATCCCCTCATCAGCCCCCTCTTCGACAGCTTCAACAAAGGATGTCTCTTCGTCTTCTTCCTCCTCCATCTCTTCTGTCTTGGGGGATACCTTGGCTCGGACTTCCGTCCCTTCGATTGACTCCAGCACCATCTTACCCTTGGCGTAGCGGAATTTCGCAACGGCCTCAAAGGGTTCGTTGGGTTGGACATCGGCGGGAGGAACAAAGCCTGCGGGGATCGGAAACACAACTTCGCCGTCTTGGGTCGGAGCGGTCTCCGGCTCAATCTGGGCGACTTTGTCCGTCTTTGCCACTGCGGGAGGTTCCCGCATCGCAATTAATACAGCTTCGGGTGTGTTCATTGTTTGAATGGAAGCACCTCCCAGGGGGATGGAACCCCTGGGAGGCACGACTTACTCAATCAATTACGAGTAGCAACCGACAAGGTTCAAGTCGTTGTTGCAACGCGAGTGACGGATCACATATCCGTACTGCGGGAACACCGGCTTGGAACCGCTGCCGAACACAGCGCGGAAGAACCCAATGGCACCGTCCGGATTGTTATCACGATCCGGAATATTGCGCCAAGTGAAGTCCCCACGGAAACTGTGAGGGTCAAAGTTCATCGCACCCGTGCCACTGATCGGCTTCGGGATCAAGGAGGTGAACACATCCTGATGGAACAGAATGGTGTCCTCGAACTCGGCCGTTTCGTAGGCGGGGTTGATGTCATATTTGTAACCCTGCGTGCCAGCCGCACTGCGGATGAACGGATACCGGCGCACATAGGAGCCGGCAACCAGATCCCAGCGAGGGGCATACGGGTCGACGAGGTGGTGGAACCCACGATAGGTCCGATTGACGCCCAGAGGGGCGAGCAATTCGTTAACCCGATCGCTCCAGCGGAAGTCCTGACGGATATCCGCATTGGAACGGATCAAGTCGTCGGAAGCTTCCGAAGACATGATCGCAAGGAACACCGGAGCTCCGTTGGAACGATCGTACACGTTGTTGCCTGCGCCGTCGCGGATCAACTTCATGTAGATACGATCTAGGATACCCTGGGTCAGCTTGCTGGTGGGGGAGTTGCCAGCCGCACCGGTGCCAAGGAACGCACCCGTGCTGACCTCTTCGAGGTTGGGACGGGCGATGACCTTGTGATCCGATAGGCGGACGTACTCATCACGATAACGCTCTTTCCAGACTTCGCTCGTGGCGTCGGTGAGGATCGCCATGATGTTGGCGAGCTGCTCTTTCCGCTTCAGCGGGACGCGCAGATCGTTCAAGCAGATGTCCGGGCTATTGAGCGCGGTTTGCTGGAGGTTGTAGGTCCGAAGGGTCTGACCGAACTCGATCGTCTCGGCGGACGGGGCGCAAGAACCGGAGCCGGTTCCAGGCGTGCCGTAGGCGGGGTTCGAGGAGAGGTTAGCCCAAGAGACCTTGGGGGTTCCGTCGCTCTTATAGGGGAGCGAACGTTCGTAGACCAGGACGGAAACGGAATCACCCATCTCATCCGGCCACGCATCTTGTTTTACGAGCTTGAGCCAAGGAGAGGTGTCGACAGTCCGACGATAGATGTCGGGACCAATACGACCGCTCTCTTTGATCAACAGCTGCTCGACGTCAAACGTAGTAGCCATTGTAGTAGTTACCTTTCACTAAGGGTTAATGGAATGTAAACCCAGCAACACTATGTTGTTGGCATCCCATCAGTTTTCCCCGGCGGCATCCCGAGAGTTTTTGTTGCCCGACGCATCAGTTGTTTTCAGCTATGCAGCGGCGGCCTGCACTTACGCCCGTGCCTATTCAACCTAGCAACTCTAAAAATAACACCCTATAGAATCTGTCAAGTGGGTGTGTTTAATATTTTTTCGATTTCTGGCAGACATTCCTTAATACCGCCCCACGACCAAAATTGCCGAACATAGACCTCTTCTTGGTGCGGGTCTTTCCACTCAAACTTAGACCGAAACTTTTCCCAGGCAAAAGCACCCAAAACATTAAACTCCGAAAAGCTTTTGTGCGGACGGGAGGTTACATAATCGGCCAGAGGCTTTCTATGCCTAGCTTCAAGATAGGTTCTAAGCTCGTTGTATATCCACCTAGGGTACACAAAAGGGTGCCTACGCATAAACTCAAACTGGGGAACCCATCCAAGTGTTTCTGCAACAATAGGTTGCCAATGGCAACCTTCGAGTTTTGAATATGGTTCATAAAAAGCTATGGGTCTTCCTTCTGTAATTAAGAGCTCTGGGGAGATCGGTTTTGTCCAAATTGTATCGGAATCAAAATGACAGACATAGTCGGAGTCTGTGTAGGTGTCGGCCAAAAGTTTCGTGACCTGTTGTCCAAGGTAATCGTCGGGGTATTTGGGGCATTCGTGCACCTTTTCCTTGGTTAAGTGTTTAAGGAGGTGTCCATCACCCTCTGGGACAACAATGTGGATATCTCTAAAACCTCGGGCAAACAGTTCGCATGACTTTAGGCAGTGAGCCAGCCACTCAAAATCCCCACGATAGCTTCTAATGAAAAGGTCTACCGAGGCCGACATAAAACATCGTACTGGAACCGATTTGGTTCTGGGTGTGGCTCCATATCATATTTTAACTCATCAGATATATACTCCAAAAGGCCTTCTAGGCTTTCACCCTGGCGGTAAAGGGCGTTGCTGTTGCACTCAACCCAAAGCATAGGCCGATAAGCCTCAATTGTTTGTCTGGCTCCGCGCAAAGCAGAAATTTCGTGACCCTCGACATCAAGCTTAAAAAAGTTCAGCTTTTTTAAATTAATCGAGTCCAGATCCAGAACAACGACTTTCTCGATCCCGGCACCTCCAAGATGGCCAGCACCGGCATTGGGGGAATTCGAGTACACATATTCCCCACGCTTGTCGCTTAAGCCATAAGGCATACTCACGGCCTTCGGGCAATTGTGGACTAGACATTCAAAAGCTTTTGGGTTTGGTTCAAAAGCGTATACGGCTCCAGACGCACCAACTTTCTCGAGATAGGCGATTGTGTGATCACCAATAAAAGCACCGGCGTCGACAACAAAATCACCTTCGTTGATATTCGGAAGAATAAAGCTCAAGGAATAGTCGTCGTGGGCAAGCTTACCAGACTCCTGCACCCACTTTGATATGTGGGTGTCACCTTCAATCACCGCAATGTTATTTGGGAGAAGTTTCACAAGTTGCGAGTGTAGTCGATAGGTTTGTTTAGGCCAACACCTTCTTTTTGACAAAATTTAAAAGTTTAACTTTATTCCCGATACCCCTAACCCAATTGGCGTGATGCATAAGTATGCTTTTGGGTATTTCAAGATCCTCTTGCCCTCCCCAGATTTGGTTGTTGGTCGCTGACGAAATTGTATAATACTTTTCGTTTGGGAGGAAATCGAAGGAAATCGTATCGGCTATGGTGTTTGCCGCAAGTTGTTCGTCCTGGTACTTCGGTAGGAGATCCAGAATTTTTTCGTAAAAGCCTTCCGATGTCGAATTGCACTTAACCAAGACAAATCCTGTGCACATGCGGTTTTTATGTTCTGGTTTTGGGGCATCGTCCTGGAACAAAATATCAACTCCATCTCGCCTATGGCTCAAAATGTCCTCTGCAAAACCTTCAAAAAACTGGACATCGGCGTCAGAAAGAACCACAAAACTACCAAAATTACTTCTTATGATTTTTAGGATCAGCCTAACTTTATCGAGCATAGCGTAAGACCACCCTTCAGAAAAATATTCGCCAGCTTCTGTCCTTTGAGGCAACTCGGCAAAATTTAATGACAATAAATTCTTTGGGTCTGCTTTGAAAAAAGAAGGCTTGAAAAACTCTAGGAATATTGGTTTGTGGGATTGGGAGAAAAACGAAAAGACTTTCACACCTTAAGTTCCCTCAATCGATCAATGAATGAGCTATTTTTACATTGGTGGAACAAAACAGTTTTAGGCTTGAGGATGTCGGTTAAGCTTTTTTTATCTGGAAAGTCGAAATCACGCTTTTGGTTCCAGATATGCTGGATGAGTTCCGTCCAGTGTGCGTTGTTGACGATATCGTCAGCGCAAGCAACGTCCCAAGCGATGCGATCCAACTTGCAAACATATTGGGCTTGGTGGAGAACATCTGCCGGGTAAACAGCATTGCCGCTCATATGTAGCGGGACATTCTCGGCTACTACTCTCGCTCCCATAAAGGGCTTACCACACGAATTGTACTCAGCCTCAATCTGATCGATCCAGGAGGGGACGATAGGGACACAATCTGCCTCAAACCAGAGGAATGGGCGTTTGATGTCCCAAGTAATATGCTGGCAAAGTCTTTTAAAAAGGTGGTTCGGGCTCTGAGGCCAGCCACGTTCATCCTCGTCGTGGGGGACAAAGAAACTTGTTTTGGCAAACGGGCTTTTGAAGGCCGATGTGTCGACCCTTTTGGATGCGGAAATGATGAGCTCATGTTTCTCCGTGGGTGTCTTGATCTCCTCAATCCAGTCCAGCAAGCGTTGCGCAGCTGGTGCGTCCAGATGGCTGGTTGGCAAAACCAAAAGCATCGGACTACCCTAGGGCAATAATGTCGGCTGGTATAGCGGTTTTTTTAAGTTTCTCGCCAACTGAACCAGGTGTGCTGGAAGCCGACGAAAGGGCGTAGTCCCAGACATTAGCTTGGGTTAGAACGGCGATGCCGACGGTGTTGTCGACTGCCACGCCTGCGGCCACGGAGCTTGCGGCTGGTACGGCAAGGGTACCTGTAAAATTACCAGAGGCGTAAGATACTCCGCTTCGGACATTGGCTGGAGTTGGATATGTTCCGGTGGCGTTTGGGTCCGTTAATGTTTTATCGGTGTTCGTGCTGGTACGTCCGACGAAAACATTGGATGTTTGGTCTAACAAACGTGCGTGCCCGGCAATTGGAAATGCGCCAAAAGCTCCAAATTGTAGTTCTTTGTAATAAACAGGCGAGGCATAGTTTATGTTGCTAATAACATTATCCACACCTGGATTCACAAAAACAGTCGATCCGACACCAGGAGCACCAAACCCCCCGTTGCTGCCAACTGCCCTAGTCACAGTTAGGCTCGCATTATTCCCACCCATAAGGATAGCGGGACAAAGATTCCCACTTCCGCCTATTGCGGACCCATTGACCGTGGCAATAACGGCGTTTTGTATGACGATGGCACGAGAATTTGATGCGGGATACATCCCGCCTGTTGCGTTACCGTTAATTGTTATGGTATTACTTGATCCGCTTTGACAAAGAATCCCAGATCCGCCACCGCCTAACCCGCCAGTTCCTGGCCAGCCAAAAACATTTCCGTTAACGGTGACCGGGCCGAAGGAGTTTTTATCAATAGCGTGACCGAGTCTGCCGGCGGTAACATTACCATTGATTATAAAAGTTCCTGGAGACTCCCGTACGCCAGAGCCAGATCCTGAAACATCGGAGCCAAAAACATTTCCAGTAACATTAAAAGTAGCGTTAACGTTTTGGGAAATAAGGCAATAATTTGTTGCTCCCGAAGCACCTATGTTTCCAGTAATATTGTACGTGGTAATAGCACTACCGCTTATACTTAAACCATTTGCCACAGTTCCAACAATATTCCCAACCACAGTGATTGGGATATTTTGCCCCGATGAAACGGATGTATTAGAGCTATTATTTGAACCGCCAACCAGATTACAATTTAAATTAATAAACGAGTTGGTTAACGCCGAGCCTGTTGGAGAGTACCCAACACTAACCCCAACAGTACTTCCACTTGAAGAAGACCCTCCTGTGACTGGACCAGTATTTACTGTTAGTTGAGTTGGTTGGTTGTCAGAATTAAAAATACCAATACCGTGAGTATTTGTGCTTGCTGTCCCACCAGTTACACTTCCGTTTACAGTTACATAACCCCCCCAAATATAGAGCGCAACAGAATTGCCTTGACTCCCACCAAGTAAATTACCATTTATAGTGACATTCGGAATATTCCCGGAAGAATGCGTAACATAAATGGTGTTAACAGTTGCAGTTGTTGCGCTACCAGTTGCATTCCCAGTAATTACTCTAGTTCCTGTACCAGTAATAGTTAATACCGCACTACTTCCAGCGATAAAGCCGTTTGTTGCGGTCACATTATAAGAACTACCGCTAGGAATTGAAAATCCACCTCCCGCAACAGCTGCCCCTCCAGCAGTTGTCCTAAGACTCAAAACCGTAACATTCTGGTCAATTGTGACTGTTCTATTATTGGCGTGAACATCATCGGCGGCAGTCGGAAGTGTCCCTCCGTCCCAGGTGGCGGTGTTCGACCAGTTTCCAGTGGCTACTGCATATCGTGTGGCCATGTTAGGTCTTGGTTAAACTAATGAGATTTCCGCTTCCGTCGTACCCGAGCGTCAGCGTGGCGACCGTGGTTCCACCTGCCCCGCCAGTCTTGTAGGTCACAGATGTCAGATTCCCGCTGGTGTAACCAAGGGCTCGGTAATCGTGGGTAGGAATGTTCCAACCAGCAATGTTCCCAACGCTAACCGAACCAGACACGCTGGCTGGGACTGGCGTCGCCCGAAGCTCCGCATCCGTCAAACCACCACCAGAGGAGCCACCAGTCTTTGAATCGATAGATTGCAGAAGACTATTAATCTTCTGCAAAGACCTTGGCTCCCTATCTTGAGGGAGAGGTGCGTCACCTTCTGGGAAGAAGGATGGCATCTTTTCCTATCAGACTCTGGAGATTGCGTCCAAGAAGCTTAAGCCAGGGTCGGCGTCGTTCTTGTCCACAACTTGACCAGCACCAGTTCCAGGGGTTGCCTTGCGGTATTCGGCCAAGCTACTCTTTAGGCTAACCATCTCTTGGTTCGTCTTGGAGACATAGTCCTTGAACACCTGCACAACCAAGGGGAGGGTGACAGCCTGATAGGTCAAAGCCGCACGCTGACGATGGTCGAGCGGCTCGGCATCAAGCTTCTCAGCCTGCGAGCGAAGCTGATCGATAGTCTGGTTCCACTGATCGTTGCCATCAATCTTCTTGAGCAACGGAAGTTCGGATTGGAAACTTTCCCAGACTTCGCCGAAAGCCTTCTTGGCATCGGCATCGTATTTGGCTCGCTCCACACGCTCTTCTTCCTCTTCGGCCTTGGTCAAGGCTTCGAGGGTCGCCTTGCTTTCCTTGACCATTTCGTCTCGCTTGGAGTTGATCTGAATCAACTCGTCGACCTTCATCCGAACAGCCAAAGCATCGGCGGCGTCCATTTCACCAGTCAACTCCTTGAGGAGAACTCGGCGTTTGGCTCCGTCTGTCTCGTTGACTGCTTCCAGAATCGTGGACGGGCGGACATCGTAGACCTTGGCGATGTCGGAGATGGTCTGGACTGCGGCCTTGGTAGGCTCGGCAATGTTGACCTTATACTCGCTGGTTGCCTCAATTCGGCTGACACGGAGTTCGCCTTCCAGTTCTTCCCGCTCTTTCTGGAACTGCTCGAGCTTGGTCTGGAGTTCTTTCAGTTGGGCGTCGGTCTGCACATCGCCACCTTTTTCAGAAACAGCCTCGGTTCGGGTAGCGACCTTAGTCTCAAACTCTTTCAGTTTGGCTTTGGCGTCGCGCAACTCCTTGGTGAGCTTGGCAAAGGCGGTCTGAGCGGCGGGTGCTGTGCCTTCTGGGAGAGCCTCAATAGGCTCTTCCGTTTTGGCTTCGGCAGGCTTTTCCGCAAAAGCCTTGTCATCTACACCGATTTTCCCGAGCTCGTTAAGAATGAAAGAAGGGGTTGCGGTAGTTTCTTTGGCTGGAGCTTCCGTGGCTTTAGGTGAAGTAGCGGCAGGCTCTGGTGCTTTCGGAGTGGCAACCTCCTGCGGTGCGGTTTTTGGAGGAGCGGCATCAACTGGAGCCGATGTGCCGAGTGCGGCATCAAGAGCCTCAGAAAGGCTGACGCCAGCGGAAGGTTTCGTTGCGGGGGTTGGGGTCGTCTCGGTTGTTGCTGTTGACATAAATTAGTCCTCTTTCTTTGCGTCCGACCAAGGTTCGGGAAGCGGTTGATTTTGACGTTTGATTTCCTTTAGAGCCTCAATGTTTCGCAGAGCGTCAAAGTACCCTTCACGACGTGCGTTCATCAAGGCGTTAAACTGCACGGCATCTGTGCCAGTCGGGACTTGCATTTGAGTCGGCCACGCAATGTCGCGCAACACGGCAAACCCGGCTTTTAAAGCTTGGTTGGTTTCCCAAAGTTGTTTCCATTCTAGTTGAAGATCTTCCCGCCTTGCCCAATCAGTTATTTTCATATGACCGCAGACTTTATTGAGTCAGCGTCAACTAAGCAAGTCTTTTTTGCGTTATTTTTTGGGCGGCTTCGGCGTCCCGAATAGCCATCTTTTGCTCGGCTTCGGCGGCTCGAAGCTGTTGGTCGAGTTGAGCTTGCTGGAGTCTGATCTGGGAATTGACTTGGGCTTCCCGCAATTTGGAGGCGGTCTTAGGGTCGAGATCCATACCTGCGGTCTGGGGGTTGCGCTGGGCTTCGGCGGCCATCTGTTTTCCAATATTCTCCACGGCTTCCCGCACAAGATTGAGAACTTGCATAGCGGCGGCCACTTCCTGTTTTCGAGTCGGGTCGGAAGCGAGGGCTTCGACATGCGCCATCGAATGGGGGTACTGCAACTGGAGGTAGGCGAGGGCAACCCGAGGCTCGACTTGGTTCTGTTGCAGAGCCTGCAGGAACCGACCAGCGTCTTCGAGGTGGATGCGAGCGTGAACAGCATGGTTCTCGCCGGGATTGACGCTAACTCCACGGCCACTTTGCATCGCATTGTTCTCGAGCTCGGCGATCTTGGCGTCGACTGGAACACGCTCAATCTCGGCCTTCGGGAGGTAGCGGTCGACCTGGTCGTAACCGACACGAGCCGCCACACGATCACGGATAAGATTACGTTGTCCGACCTCGTCGAAGCGTGGGAGGATCTGGAGAAACTCGTTAAAGGCGAGCATTCGGGCACCCGCACTTCCGGCGCCAATGGCTCGAACTGCGTTGACCCGATACACTTTCTGGACTGCGTCCCACGGAACGCCACGAGCCATAACCCGCTTTTTGAAGTCGACGGCGGCTTTGCCACCAGGTTCGTCGGCTCGGTAGTTAACTGTGGCCAAACGGCGGAACTGCTCGGCCAACAGCTTCTGCCAAGGCGTGTAGTAAAGGTTCATCGCCTGCGTCCCAAGAATGGACTGCTGGGCAAGTTGGGCTTGGACTTCGGTCGCAGTCCTAGCGTCACCTTCGGGCATCAACTGACGCTGGTTGTAAGTGCCGGTGTTGTTCTGGCGAACCATCTCCAAGTCACGAACAATCGGGAGAACATTGCCAGCAAGGTTTGGCACGGCACGATCAACCACATTGATGCCGGGAGGCAGAATGGAAAGCGGACCGTTGTACATCAAGGTCAAATTGCTGACATCCTCTCCAGTTCCCGGCTGGATCATCAAGGCGGAGGAAAGCATCGCCCCGTCGACAACGGCGTTACGGAGGCGGTTGGAAAGCTGGATAAACGGAAAGAGTTTGTAACCAAGACCACGAATGGAGTGGAGTGTGCCGTTGGTTCCGATCCCATAGCTGAACAAGGTGAAGGCCTCGTTGGCGTGTTTGAAGCGGCTGGGCTTTTTAAATAGGAAGTCTGTCTCGTCACCAGCCCGAGTCCCGATGTAATGGGAGATGGAGCCGTCAAACTCCTGGACAAAGTAGTGAACGCAACGAACGACTTTGCTACGGGCGTGGGAGTAAATAAGGTCATTGTTCTTCAACTCTTCCTGCAGACGCTCCCAGTCCCGATCGGTGGCTCGGGCGATCTCGGTGGAAAGCATAATGGCCTTGCGGGTGACTTCAACGTTCCAGCCAAGTTCGGCGGCGATCTTGGGGTTCTCGATGTACTTAAAAAGCTCGCCTACCAGGAAATTCCGCTCAATTGTCATCACTTCAAATTTCGTGTCGGAAGCGGGTGTGCCACGGGGAACTTTAAAATCCCGCATACCGCAGACATTCCACTGCCAGTTGCGGTTATCCTCGAAGAAGGACAAGCCCACGCCATAGGCCACAAACTGGTGGGCAAGCATCTGCTGTTTGTAGAAGAACTCGTCCCAATCGGTGATCGTGCGGTGAAACTCCTCGGCAATGATATTTTCCCACTCCACCCTTTGCGAGGCGTCGCCAAAGGAGGTTTTGACCGTGGCTAGTTTGTCAACGGAATTGACCAGATCGGAGTAGGCTGAAAGCGAGGTCTCAAGAGCCGCGGCTGCCTCGCCGAAGTTAAGGTTAGCCCGATATCCTTGACCGAGGGCTTTGAGTTGCTGGGAGGAGTAGGGTGGCTCGCCATCGAGCATCGACTGGACTTTCTGGCGGTCAATGGAAGAAGCGTCGTCAGACTGACGCATTGCCATGTAAATGGCGTGAGCCGACTTTACATCTTTGATTCTTGTCCGTGGCGGTTTGCCGGACTCTGAAAGTGATTCGAGTTCGATTGACACGTGTCCCTTACTCTAACACCGAATATTGTTAGTCAAGAGACACCTAGGACTTGTCGGTCGTCCAAGGAACTGACATCCAGCTTCCTAGCCATCTTGAGCCAATCCTTGCCACGCTCGCCAGCCCTTCTTCCACCAGCCACGGCTCCCAGCCTCTGACGGCAGAGATCAAGCAAGAGGAGGGCGGCATCTGCCAAGTCGGGTGATTTGCCCATTCTGGACTTCATATCCCGCTTGGGCTCCACCACCAGACGACCTCCAGATAGGGTGCTGTACTTCCTAGCGCACAACTCACGAGCCAGTTCTGGGGTAATGCCACGGATCTGGTTTCCACGCAGATATTCCACCCCGACATACCAAAGCTCCGTGACCCTATTGGCAAACTTCTCGTTGGCTTTGACGGGTGACATCACGCTGATGGGGAGTTCGGTCGGCTTTTCCCCAAACTTGACCCGAAGCACTTTAGAACTCCAGGTCTCGCTCAAGATGTCGCAGAACGGATCGCCTGCACCCGTGGCGTCAACTGCCAGATGTTCTGGGCGAACCCCTTCCTTCTCGCAGATCTCCCGAACCTGTCTGGCGATCTGAAAGTTCCGTGGTTCGTTGGCTTTGGTGGCATCCTCACGGATCACATAAGCCTTGTTGAAGGAGACAGTCGGGAGATCAAGACTGCTCCTACCAAATGCCCCGACATAGAGGACGGAGCGGTCTCCTCCGTTGGTGAAGGCAGGATCAAATCCGGCCACCTTGATCGGTTGGGTTTGCCAAAGAGGTAGGGACTCACCATCGAACTTTCGGATATCGGCTTCCGAGTAGATGTTTTGTTCGGCACCAACGGGAGCGGGAAAAGATCGGATAAACCGCCAGTAAGAGAGCGAATTTTCTCCTTGATACTCCTTGGCCTCACGAAGCTGGCGGGATGTCAAAAGGAACGGCCATTGATCGTCGGCGTCCAGATTGGGTGTCTTCTCGCCGTCGAGATGGATGCAATATCCACGGGAAGTTTCCCACCCGTCCAACTCGGCATTGACGCTATTCCATGTGTTCTTGGGCGTGATGAACTGGCCGAACGGATCGTAGGACGATGCAAAGTTCCCAAGGGCGATGCACTGAAAAAATGGGTTGGAGTCCAAGTTGTGGATCGCCTCAAAAATTGCGGGAGAAACATCCGTAGCCTCGTCGACCAAAAGGAACACGCGTTTGTTCTTGAGACCGATCAGCTTTTCGGTGGCTTCCTTCTCCTTGTCCTTGGCAGACGGGATGAGGGTGATGGATGAGCGGTCACTGCCAGCCTCGTCCAAAATCAGTTTCCCCATCGAGTCGACGATGCGACCTGGGAGTCCCGGAATCTGTAAATGACGCTCACGGATGACTCCCCACATACGTTTTCTGGCTTCACGAACGGATGTCGTGGTGACCAGCACAAGAGTGTTAAACGGATCGCACAACCAATTCACCAATCCCCATAACCCGATGCAGTGGGTCTTGCTGGAGGACTTTGGGCCAGAAATGCCTAGGTAATTCCACTTGCAGGCTTCCTCAAAAATCTTCTCTGCCCAAGGATTCCATTGGAATCCGTTCTTGTTCTTCTTGTCGTATGGCCAAAGCAATTCAATCACCCTACGAAAATGGCCGTACTTGCCAAAGCCACCACGCTCTGGGCCATAGTTGTCACGAAAGGCCACAAGTTCAATTGTGACATCGGTTGTCCCGGCTGGCCATACTCGGCAAAGACTGTAACAAAACGATTAGCTTGGGGCAAGATTTAGTTAACGGCTGATTTCTTCCCAATCCATCGACCCAAATATGTTTGAGCCACCACCGCCAACGATTTGAGCCGCAACCGTAATTGTCAACTCATAGGGAGTCGAGGTAAAGCTATTACGTTCCAGCTGAAACCTAAACAAAGCTTCTTTTAGGATATCCACCGAAGGATTCGATTGGTTGGATTGGCTGACAAACCCGCTGGCCAAAATCCTACCACCAGAAAAGCTGGAGCCAGTAATATTATATTCCATAGAACTATCCGAGCCCGGATCTGCCCAAGTTCCTCCAGAAGTTGTGCCACCAGCCATAACACGCCAATTATAATTACCAGAAGTTGCGGGGAGGATAGACAGAGCGGTCAAGATTGCAATGGAGTCGAGTCTTGTGGACTTTAAGCGGATAGAAACAATTGGGTAATAAGTACCGGCCACAGTCATATTATAAGGAGTCGTCACAACTGTGTTGGCCGCTTTCTGTGCGCCAAAGAGTTGATAACCACCTTCTGAAATGACCGTGGAACAAACTTGTTTTAATGTGCTTGAACCACTGGTCGTGCCAGTATTTGTAATTTCGTAACGTAGGGGGAGGCTGGCTGTGGTGATGTAGGTGGAGGAAATCAAATTTGCGTGGTGGAACGAATGACAGGTTACGAATTGGCCATTGATCACGAAGCCACACCGAACAGTGCCGAGACCGAGCCACTCAATATCCATCCACATAATCTGGGCTTTTGTGATGTCGAGGGTGAAACCAGAAGCACCAAGACCGTCGAGTTTGTCGCCATTCCAGTCGGATTTATTGACGGTGGTTGTCGTGCCTGTGGCCAAACTACGCTCGACAAAACTTAAGGTTGTCCCATTTAGTTCCAAAAAGATTCCGTTGTCTGTGCCAAAGTAACCTACACGTTGTCGCAAATTGGTTTTTGCTGGGGCAAGAACAAAAGTGTTGAGAACTAAAAGGGATTTCCCAGGTTGGTAGGAGAAAACTTTGGTTGTTTCACGAAGGACTTGTGATCCGGAGGATGACGAAACGGCGAGGTCGACTAAGCCTTGGTTTGTGTTGAAGCTCGTCGAACCACCCGTAGCGGTAGAGGTATCCCACAACGCATTGTCTTGGTAGCGGTGGCTTGATTCGAAAAGGGTAAACGGAAGTCCAGCCCGAAGCCTCCCAAAAGCGTCAGTTGGGATTCCGCTATTAGTGGCCGAAAGACTAATCCCATTATAGAGTAGGCTATTTATCTTATGTAAGGATCTTGATTCTTCGTCACCTGGCAAGGGATAGTTGTTTTCTGGGTAATAAACAGGCATAGGACAACCTTAAGGCCATTCGGGACAAGTCAACCATAACCGAAGAATTGTCTTGCCTAGATTAATCCAGTATGTACATCCAAACGCAACATGTGGGGGTCAACCCAAACAAAAGGAGAAACATCTAGTGACGATAACAAAAGAATTAATGGCGATAGATCCCGGCAAATCGGGGGGAATAGCTTGGAAAATGGCGTATGGTGCGAGAGCCATACCAATGCCACAGACCGAGACGGACATAGCCAACAAATTAAAAGAGGTTTATTACCATCTGGATCACCCGACAGTGATCGTGGAGGAGGTGGGTGGATACATCGGAAGACCACAGCCGGGATCGGCTATGTTCACTTTTGGACGAAATTTCGGATTCATCTTGGGTGTTCTGACCACAATCGGCGCAAGGGTCGTTTTAGTAAGGCCGCAAAAATGGCAGGGATATTTGAGCCTTGGCAAAAGCGAGGGTGACAAGACCAAGTGGAAAAACAAACTTAAGCAAAGGGCGCAAAGTCTGTTCCCGTCACTGGATGTGACTCTGGCCACGGCAGACGCTTTGCTTTTGCTGGAGTACGGAAACAAGACTGAATGAGCGTTGAGTTATACGAATGGCAGAAGCCGTCTGCCGAGACCTTGCTGGAAAGTCTGAACCAGCATCGTGTGGCCGCAGACTGGAGCGACACGGGGACTGGCAAGACGGCAAAGGCGGTATGGATTGCGAAACAGCTAGGCCAACCCGTCGGGGTAATCTGCCCGAAAGCTGTCATACCAGCCTGGAAGAACTGGCTGAAGACCGCAAAAGTAAAGCCACTCTTCATCCACAACTACGAAAAGTTGCGGACGGGGAAGACTGGGTTTGGGGCTTTTAAAAACGGAATGTGGGTGTGGTCGGACAAGTTGCCGAAGGACACTCTTTTAATCTGGGACGAAGTCCACAAGTGCAAGGGGGCGAACAGCCTTAACGGGAAAATGCTCATCCAGAGCAAGACATTCAACACGCTTATGCTCTCGGCAACTTTTGCGTCAAACCCGTTGGATATGCGTTCGACGGGTTATGTGCTGGGCTTGCACGAGTACGGCAACTTCTTTTCTTGGGCGATCCGCAATGGGGTCAAGAAAGCTCCGTGGGGTGCGTTGGCCTACTTCGGCGGTAAACGGAAACTGGCTGAAATCCACAAGGCAATGGGGGATAGGGCCAGCCGAATCAAGATTGAGGATCTGGGGGACAAGTTTCCCGACAACGAGGTCTTTGCCGAAGCCTATGACTGCGGGGATGTGCAGGGATTGTACGACGAGCTTGAGAAGAAACTTGCCGAGATTGCCGCCAGCAAGGCAAAGGACAGACCTCACCCTATGACCGAAATCTTGAGGGCAAGGCAGGAGTCGGAGCTTGTGCGGGTTCCAGTCCTAATCGATATGGCGGAAGCCTTGTTGGACGAGGGGCGAAGCGTGGTGATCTTCTGCAATTTCCGAGGGACAATCGAAGCCCTCAAGGCAAAACTCAAAAACGCTTGCGTTATCTGGGGAGACCAGTCGGACGAGGAGCGGGAGCAGATGCTGGCGGATTTCCAGGACGACTCCCACCACATAATGTTGTGCCAAATCCAAAGCGGTGGCGTGGGGGTTTCGTTGCACGATACCCACGGAAAAAGACCAAGAAGTTCCTTGATCTGCCCGACCTATTCGGCTATTGACCTAAAGCAGGCCTTGGGTCGGATTCATCGGGCTGGGGCAAAAAGTAAGGCTGTACAACGAATCATTTTTGCGGCTGACTCTATCGAAGAAACCGTCATGCGAAGAGTCAAAGCAAAGCTGAAAAACATAGAAACACTCAATGACGGGGATATGGAGACCATATGAAGAAAAACAATGAAGAGCTAAATCAAAAAATGTCGCAGATTGCCGGACATTTCTATTTGCTGGCACAGCAGTATTTCGGGGATATCCGTGGAAAAGAAATTCCGCAGTGGGAAAAGCAACTGCAATTAGGCATTGACATGTACGAGGATCTTAGGGAAAAGTTCACGCAATGAGCGCACATCACGAATACTCCCCGTCGCAGTTGATGTATCGGGAAGCCTGTCCTGGCTGGAAGCCGGACAACGGACCGCAATCCGTGGCGGCGGCCGAGGGGACTTTGATGCATCACGCCCTAGAAACGGGAGACTGCTCTGGGCTGACGGAAGAGCAGGTGCGATGCGTCGAGATGGTGTCCAACCTATTCAAGGAACTAGAGGAGGAACTTGCCAATGACGATTCTACGGGAGCTTAAGCTCAACATAATGAACGGGCTGACCTTTGGGACAGCCGATATGGTGATGGTCAAGGGAGATCGTGCCATCATCGGTGACGCCAAGTTTGGGTGGAATCCCGTCGAGGACGCCGAGAAGAATCTGCAGGGGTGGGCATATGCCATCGGTGTGATGGAGAAGTTTCCGAAGGTGATGATGGTCGATGTCGTTTTCGCACAGCCAAGACTTGATATGGTCAGCAAGGCGAGGTTCTTCCGCAACGCCGATCTGGAAAAGATGAAGCTTCGGGTGATGGCCGTGATCGCAAGAGCCAAGGATCACAAACCAGAAGATTTGCGACCCAGCGAATTCTCTTGTCTCTATTGCGGAGCCAAGGCAACCTGTACGGCCTTGCACAAAAAAGCCCTAATCATCTCGAGCAAGTTTGCCCCTCTGGCGGAGGATGGTGAGCTTATCGATCTCTACAACCCGTCACAACTGGCGACTCCAGAACTGCGTGGGAAGGCGGAGATTCTACGGAGAGTGCTCGAGCCGTGGTGTGAAAAGGTTCGCAAGGAAAATTTACGGTATGCCGTCGAGGAGGGGGAGGATATCCCCGGCTTCGAGGTCAAATCCAGGTCGGGTCGACGGACGGTGTCCGATTCGCAACTGACTTGGGAACTGGTCAAGGATCGGATGACTCCAGAGGAGTTTGCCGCCGTGACCGAAATATCCGTGGCACAACTTCTGAAGGCGTACTCCTCAAAGGCACCGAGAGGTTCCAAGGAGAAGCTCAAACAGGAGATCGAAGACAAACTCACCGAGGCAGGTGTTCTGCAGGGTGGGGATGAGATTCGATATTTACAAAGAATAAAGGAAAAATAATAAAATATGAAAACCTCATTCGCCAAACCGGCGAGCAAACCCGCAACGAAACCCGTGGCCACCGCCAAACCGGCTCCGCAAGAGGAAGCCGTCGAGGAGACATCCGAATCGACGCTTGCCGTCCGTGAGAGCTCGGAGGTGGCTATGCCGATCCAGGGTATGGACGGACAGATTCAGGGGGAGTTCTCCCGCCGTGATCTGACCATCCCGAAACTGAATCTGGTCAACAAGACTGGCGAACTGTCCAACACGTTCCCCGCAGGAAGCTTCCTCTACAATCGTGAGGTTGTGATTGGCGACGGCAAGAAGCCGTGCCAGATCACGATCACCCGCATGGCGAAGTTCTACCTGCAGGATCTGCCCTACGGATCGGGCGAGATGCCGAAGAACTTCTCCACGCTGCGTGATGTCCGCGCGGCTGGCGGGGCTCTGGCCAACGACCCGGAAGCCGAGGAGGGCGTGGATCGCTACTCCGAGGCGATGACCTGCATCGTTCTGGTCAAGTCCCCCGAAAAGAACCACGCCTTGTTCCCCTTTGAGTACAACGGGGAGTTCTACGCGTTGGCTCAGTGGTTGCTGACCAAGTCCGCCTACAAGCAGACTGGTCGCAAGCTGTTCACCGATTCCCAGCTGGCTCTGCGAGCCGGGGTCGACACGGCCAGCTACGAATTGACGTCCAGCATCCGCACGAACAGCCAGGGTTCCTGGTATGTTCCGGTGGTCAAGCTCGGTGCGAAACACGACGAGAAGTTCGTCGAGTTCGTCCGTAGCATCACCAGCTAAGACGACAATGGAAGTTCCCGCTCATGGTGCGCAGGGAGATCCTGCGACGGCTCCAAACGAAAGCCTCCAGGCCATAGAAACAAGCGAGGAACTTTTCTGCCCATCCGTTCAAGAAGTTGCGGATCTGGCGTGGCAAGTGGTGTCCAGAATTATGGGCAAGGGCTCGGACAAAAGCGTGTTTGGCCAGTGGTATCACACCGATTCCAGAAGGTACAACGCCGACCGAGCCATCAACCACATTTGCCAAGCTATGATGCAGATTGACGGCAACCGCAAGACTCCAGACGCAAACAACGAGGAGCCGATCGACCACTTGGAGAGGGCTTTGGTTCGGTCGGTCTTCCTCCTTTACAAAACAATTAAGGGGAAAACTCAATGAAGAAAACCAACAAGAAATCGGTATCCGCCTGCGTGCTCAAGAAGGATGCGGAGGAGTTCCGCAAGCTCCCGAAGGATCTTGGGCAGATTATCCTAAAAGAGATACGGGATGTGGATATGTGCGAGATGGTGATGGAAACGGATGACAAAACGGCAAAGCTTGTGGCCGACATCGGTCGGAAGCTGATCAAGGAGGACACGGAAGCCTTGTTCGGATATGCCGTTAGGAAGGCAATCGAGGACATTGTCAAGGAAAACGGAAGGCTGGGTCGCAAATGAAGGAAATCGCAGACGGAATTTTCTTGTGGTGTTTCATCAAACTTGCCAGTCTCTGGTTCGGTGACGTTGCCTTCACCTCTTGTCCGAAAACGGATCGTGTGCAGACCATGATCTTTTCGTCGAGGGAAGGAACCGTCGGAAAGATTTTTGAGTATATGCAAAAGGAGAACATCCTGTGATCAACCGAGAACTTGAAAGACTTCGTTCGTTTTACAACGGACTGACCGACACGCTTGAGGTGTGCCAAAAAAGAATGGTGGAGACCAACGGGGTAATTGAAGGACTTGTCGGATTGTGCCAAGAACACCTTACGATGCTTTCAGACCTAGAGTATGAAAACGCAAAACTTCGACAAGAAAACAGAAACATAAAAACATATATGGAACAAAAAGGAGGAAACTAAAATGCAGGAGTTCATTCTTGGTGTCATTGTGGGCATCTGCCTACATCACCTGTGGATCTGGTGGAAGCATCGGGTAACCTATACGACAACCAGCTACACAACCAATACGGGCAAGACGCATTATGTGAGTTACGCAATGCCGAAGCTCAACTTAAAGAACGTCAATGTCTGGCCGTTTAGGAAGGCGGAGGATGTCTTCGTCGGGAAGAAACGGAGGAAGAAATGATCGAGGCGATCAAGTTTTTGTTCACGGCTGTCTTGGTCGTGTCCATCCTAACTGGGATCGTCTTCGTGTGCTGCTTCGGAGCTTGGTTCTTTGACAGGTGGAGGAAAGAGCGATGAGGCATCTTGAGCAGACCATTGACCAGTTGGCTATGCGGGTTTCCGAACTGGAGGCTCGTCTGGACAAAATGGAGAGGGATTCGTACTTCCAAAGATCGCTCTCTGAGCCTGTGGAAGTTATCGGATCGTGGCAAACAAGCGGAAATCTAGAGGAGAACAAAATATGAGCGTTGATGTGAGAATCCGTGCCTCCGAGGACACGGAAAACAAGAAATTGAAACTGGAGGTGCATGTCGATCGTTTTGGAGCTACGGAGCTAGAACTTGCCGTGGCCGAGAAGCTTTACCGAAAGGCCGAGATCCTTGTGGAGGGTCTGGTCCAGGAGGTGGAGACCAAAACAGACGAGGAGCCTTCCCGAATTATCGTCCCGTAATGTACGCCATTGATTTCGAGACGACCTACTCGTCCGATGTAAACATCGACAAGTTGGGGCAATGGCATTACCTTCGGCATCCGACGACTGACCCGTATCTGGTGTCCATTGTTGGACCAGATATGGAATATGTGGGGAGACCAGAAAAGGCTCCCTGGGACAAGATCGACGGGAAGCATTGGGTGGCGCACAACTACTCCTTCGACGGAGCAGTGATGGATGTTCTCCGTGAGAAGGGGATCACCCAAGCCAAGCCGTCCAAATTCACCTGCACGGCAAACTTGTCGGTGTTTATGGGGGCACCGAGAAACTTGGGGGGAGCATCCAAGGAACTACTTGGAGTTTCCGTGGACAAAGACCCAAGAGCCTTTATGAAGGGCAAGACCTGGGATGAGGTCGTCGCTTTGGGCAAGGCTTCCGAGATTGAGCAGTATGCGCTCAACGACTCGAAACACTGCCTTGACCTGGCGAAGACATTCCTAGGGCGGATGCCAGAGACGGAACAAAGGCTGTCCAGACAGACGATCAAGATGGGGTGGCGTGGCTTCAATGTGGACAAGGAGCTAGTCGACAAGGGGCTCAACAAGCTTGATTGGATCCGCATCCAAGCCAACCAGAAGCTGCCGTGGGCGGACGACGATCACACGGGCGATGTGCTTAAAGTGACCGAACTGGCGAAAGCTTGCCGTGAGGCCGGAATTCCTGTTCCTCCGTCGACATCCGAAGACGACCCGGCGTGCATTCGATGGGAAGATGAATTTGGGGACAAGTATCCTTGGGTGGGAGCGATGCGGGATTGGCGCAAGTCCAATATGCTTTTCACAAAGCTTGAGCTTCTCTGGAAGCGTCGTCGTCCAGACGGAACTGTGCCTTACGGACTAAAGTACTTCGGTGCCCAGACGGGTCGTTGGTCTGGGGAATCAAGATTCAATTTCCAGAATTTACCCAAGGGAGATGTGCACGGAGTCGATCTCAGGGCCTGCATTGTACCCAGGGCGGGGAAGAAATTTATCATCTCCGATTTGGCACAGATTGAGCCAAGGGTTCTAGCTTGGCTCTGCGGAGACGAGGATTTGTTGTGCGCCATCCGAAGCGGTTACGGAATCTACGAGGCGTTCGCTGTTGCCGCTGGGTTATGGAAAGGCAAGAAGGGTACGCTCAAGAAGGGCGACCCGGCCAAGTACGCTCTGGCCAAAGCGCAGGTGCTAGGGCTTGGCTACGGGTGCGGATACAAGAAATTCGTGCTGGTCGCCAAGATGATGGCTGGGCTCGAACTGGACGAGGAAAAATCCAGGACAATCGTGGAAGGCTACCGCCGCAAGAACCACAAGGTCGTGGCTTTGTGGAACAAGCTTGAGAGAACATTCAAGGAGTCCCAAGGCGAAGACTGCCACATCGAGCTTCCGTCTGGCAGGGCTCAGAAATACTTCGGTATTACCAGCCAGATGGGTCTCCACGGGAAGCCCGACTGGAGGGCTGGGGTAAATATGGGTGGACCCAAGTTTCCGTTCTGGGGCGGGAAGCTGTGCGAGAACTTGGTGCAGGCGACGGCTCGGGATGTGTTTGGCGAGTGTCTGCTCCGTCTGGAAGATGCGGGGCTTGACATCCTCGCCCATGTCCACGACGAAGTAATTTTAGAGGTGGACAAAGATGTCACTTGCGACGATGTTAATAGGCTTATGGCAGTCACCCCAGAATGGCTTGAAGGATGTCCGATTGAGGCCGAAAGCCAGGATGCGGAGTGTTACAAGAAATGAAAAACAAGCCTCATTTCAACCCGACTTTTGGAAGATGGAAAACCGCACCTTACGGAAGGAACCCCAATGAAAGAACCCAAATGGAGAAAGTGTCTGAAATGTGGAAAGCGTTTTACCGAAGAGTCTCTGCTCTGCTCGGCCTGCGATGCAAAGCCAACAAAAATAAAAAAGCTAAGAGCCAAAAGAAAAAGTAAATGAGGCACGCCGCCGACATCCCAAACCACCAGTATCTCTGGGTGGACAAGTCAGTCTTGAGCCGTGGCGAAGTCACGGGCTGGGAAGAGGCGGTGTGGTTTGGGCTCACGTCAGTCCCACATCGGGCTTGGGGCTGCACGCTGATGCTCAAATGTGGTGCGATCTATCGTGGAACTCCGCTGTCCGCTCTGGCCTTGAACGAGGTTGGTAAGGAGCAAAACTGGACGATCGGGGATGCCCAGAGGTGGGATTGTTTCGGGTATGATTTCCAGCCGATCCGTTACGCCTATCTTCGGGAACTGGATTGCGATGTCTGGCTGGCCAAGCGTGGCCACTGGATGCGTGGGCATTACTTGTTCACAGCGGAGCCTTACGAGGATTCGTATTCGCTTGAGCCGTCCCAGACCAAAAGCCACCATTTCATCGCACTATGCAACGGAAGAATCACCTGCGTGCCGGGTAACAATGTGATCTGGCGCGAGAGCAGCTTTACGAAGCCGGACGGTAAGCCTGACTGGTTGAGGGTACAAACCGAGACTTGGCACGCTGAAGAGCCCGGATTCGACCATATAACAACGGAGGAGTCGGCGTGAAAACAAATCTATTCAAAATACCAAATCTAAAATCAAGAAATGCGGAGCCCGTCAAGCCGTGGGAGACTTCTGTCGTAGTCCCGAGCTTCGGGGCGAAGGAAGAGTTTCGACGCTGGTGCGAAGCCGACACGACGGACGGGGTGTTCGTCTCGGCGTTTGAGGGGATCAATCCACATGTCCGTGTTAGCAAGTCCAACGATCCGTATCGGATGCACGGGCTGATTGCGGATTACGACACCTCCATATCGGACGAGCAGCTGCTGGAAGGTCTGGCTCGTGGGTCGAAGCCGGGTTTCAAGCCGATGTTTGCCCACAAGACTTTCAGTTCCGGGGCAAGGGTGATCTGGATGTTTGAGGAACCGATTTATGTTCTGCCGGGGGTGCTCAAGGAGTTTATCGGCCTGCTGGTCAAGGAGACCAAGGCCAAGCAGATCTTCCCAGGGTTGGACGAAGTCGTCACCAAGCCAGACCAGTACTACGCTTGGTTCCCAGGCGCAGTCAAATTTGCCGACCAGCCTATCCGAACAGAGGCCGTCCACTCCATCCTTTCCGAGGCCGTGCAGAAGGCCAAGCGGTACAACGGCGAGGGTGCCGTGGAGATCCCGCTGGATCGGGTGTTCCAGAAGTTGCAGGAGACTTTCCCCGGTCGCTGGGTCGGACCGTTTGAGGAGGGGATGCGTGGACCGCTTTTCTGGGTCGACGACGGGGTGGATCGGACGGGAGCACAGGTCACCAAGACGGGTATGATCTCGTATTCGACACGAAGCCCGAAAGGCTTTATGTCGTGGGCGGATCTGTTCGGTGCGGCTTGGGTCAAGGAGTACCAGGAAGATCGTTACGGCGGACCGATGGGTACCTTCTGGTTTGATGGCAAGTTTTACTGGAAGAAGGATCTTGAGGGATACTGGCGTAACTCTGGGAAAGACGACACCCGCCACGACATCGTCGGGACATTCGGGCTATCCAGCGCACCCGATGCTCGGGGATCTTTGTCCGAGGCGGATGAATCGATGCGCCGTATCCGTGAGTCTCGGGTTATCCAAGGAGCAATGCCAGCGTTGTTCGATCCACGTGACATCACGGTCCAGGACGGCAAGCGGATGCTCAATATCTCCCGCACCAAGATTATCCAGCCAGCCGATGGCAAACACGAGTGGGGACAGGACTTTCCTTGGCTTGCCAAGTTCTTCGACACCGCCGTTGACCCGCACGAATCGTTGCCGTTCCTACTTGGCTGGCTCAAGCACTTCTACTGCTCGGCTTTGAAGGGGGTACTGCGCCCAGGGCAAGCCGTCTTCATCGCCGGCAATGTGGGATTGGGCAAGACTTTCTTTGGAACGGAGATTGTGGCCAAGCTGATGGGTGGAGGAGCCAACGCCTCCGATTACCTAGTCCACGGATCGCAATTCAACGCCGAGCTATTCGAGGTGGCGGTCTGGAATGTCGATGACGCAAGCTCGGCTGACTCCGCTGAAGCCCATCGCCACTACAGTCGGATGATCAAGCAGGGCGTGGCCAACACCCGCCACGCTTACCACAGGAAGTTCCTCGACCAGGTCACCCTTGATTGGCGTGGCCGCATCATCCAGACGCTCAACGACGACCCCGAATCCGTACAAGCCGTGCCCCATACCGACGGCAGTATTCTGGACAAGATCAGCCTGTTCAAGTTCAAGAGCCACGAGATGTTCCGCAAGATTGACCGGGACGAGATTCCCGCAATGCTGGCAAGGGAACTGCCTCACTTCGCCGCTTGGCTTCGGGATTGGGTTGTGCCTGAACATGTGGTCGGTGATGAAAGGTACGGTGTCAAATCCTACCACCATCCCTTGCTTCTGGCCGAATCCAAGGCATCATCCAGCGTGCACAGCTTCCTGGAGTTTCTTGAGGTGTTCCTGTTCCAGTATAAACACGATCACCCGACAAGCACTCACTGGAAGGGATCTGCGATCGAGCTTCTCTTGGCCTTCCAGAACGACGCCAAGCTGTCGACGAGCATGCGGATGTTCGTCCCCAACTCCAGGGCTCTGGGCAGGATGCTGGCCAGCCTATCGGCAATGGAGGGCTCCAGGGTCAAGCGTCTTCTTCTGCTCAACGGGATCACCCAGTGGAAGATTGAGCTGCCCAAGGACAAGCCCTTGACAGAGTCAGAACACGATTAGACTTGAAGCTATGAGTTACCAGCCAAACAGCAACGACAACGAGAACCAGTCTCTCCGCAAGATCAACGCAATTTCCCACGAAACGCAGTATGACATTGAAGAACTCAACCGCCAGTCGATGGGGTTGAGGGGTGCTGTGGTTCTCAGCGGAGCAGGCTCCCTGCCGACGGGAACCTATATCTCGCTTCAGTTCCTAAACGAAACCGTGATCACTTCCATCACGGCCGCCGAAATCGTCAACGCCTCCTCGCTCCACACCACGATCAAGGAAGGCAACGCCATCTTCGGAACGATCACCGGGCTGACCATTTCTTCCGGTCTAGTTATCGCCTACAAAGCGTAAGGGAGTCCTTCAATGAGAAGGATCCGAAGGTTCCTCAGACTCGGGGCTTCCCGACTTGTTTTACTGCGGATGTTCCTTGTTCGGGCGTTTGGCTCGGGGTCGGGCTATGGCGTGGCCAATCTTGCCCCCCTAGTCGTAACCCTCACGGGATACACGCCGGGAGGAGCCCAGCTAAAGGCTGGTTCTAGCTTTACCATCTCGGCCGCTAGGTCTCCTTTTGCGGCTTCGACCATCACGGCCTCGGCCACAAATGTGGGTGCAACGCTGTCCCTAACCAAGAACTCCGATGGGTTGTGGACGGTTGTGGGGCTTGCGGTCGGGTCTTCCATTGTCACCATAACGCAACCAGGCGGTAACGGATTCTCGGCGGACGCGGTCAGTTTTGGCGTTATCGTCTCGAACTAAACCCTGGCCGTGAAGGCCTATCTAAGCTACTCCACAAACGGGTATCACGGCATCAACAATGTGTCTGGGATGGTGCGGGACTGCACCTACATCGCAGTCCGGCTGGCCAAGCAGTGGTTTGAGGAGGTGGTTCTGGTTGCCGACGAAGCTGGGGCTAGGGCAATGGCCGACATCCCATTCGACAGGGTTGAAAAGGCTTTGGAGGGGAAAATCCCAAGATACCTGGAAAAGGTATGGAGCCTACCAAAGATAGAGGCTTACCTGCATATCGCCAAAAAAGGTGACCCTTTCGTCCACATAGACGGAGATGTGTTTCTTTGGGGAGCCCTACCAGAAAGGTTGCTAAAGGCGGAGGTATTCGCCCAAAGCATAGAGCCAAAGGCACATATTCTTTACGGGGTCGATACATTCATAAAGGCCTGCCCAAACCCAGGTGAAATCAAAAACTACCGACAACCCCACGCCTACAACACTGGTATCTTTGGCGGCTCGAACCTCACGCTGATATGTGAATACGCAGAGGAAGCTTTGGGTATAATCAAGAATACCCACAACGAGGGATACTGGAAGAGCGTGTCTTGGGCCGACGCCTGGAAAGCGGCAGTAATACCAGAGCAGTACTGCCTAGCGTCCATATTGGGCAAGAGTGGAGCCGATATAGAGCTATTGACCGACAAGCCTTGGCCTACTGACGAACAGATGAAAGGTGTGCCGTACTCACACCTTATGGGTAGGAAACAGGAGCCAGAGATACAGAAACAGGTACGGGAACTGGTTAAGCTATTCAAATCTCAACCCTCGACTAGCCAACCTTCGGTGGGTATCCCACCAGCCTAGAGTTAACCACTTTTTCACAAGTCGTTGGATCAACGAGGGTTGCTACGCAAAAAGTGGGATAGGGGGTGACAATGGGCGATTTCAAACCCATTATCTATATAAAATATTTTTTTACGGCGTAAATTATTTTTTCCAGACGCTCCGACTTATATATAATACACTTAATCCACTTATTTAATATAAGTATATATAGTATAAGGATTTAAGGTCAGTGGGTTAGGGTTAGTGGGTTTGTTGATGGCGGTTTGTCCCCACTTGTTATTGTAGTGGCAACTACTTGCGTAAACTTTTGACCTTTTCCGCCAGCAAATGTACCCATTTCTTGGCAGAATTAAATCCTACAATTCCGATAGGGATTATCAGATTTGTAAGAAACACGGCTATACAGAGGCCTAGTATGGCCGACAGCTGATTGGCTAGGCTCTCCATATCACTCAGCCCTGTCGTCTACCCTGTCCCCGTCCTTGTCTTGGAAGTCCAGAGGATCCCTGGAGATTACGATATGCGCGTCTAGGAAACCCTCGACGGCAAGTTGTTCTTGTATCTTTTTTGTGTGTTCGTCCATCCCCTAATCCTGGGATGGGTTGAAGAGTGTCAATCCCTGTTCTTGGGTTTACCAGCCGCAGACAGGGCGATTGCGACAATCTGCTTCTTCGATCGGGGCTTTCCGCCAGCACCACGGGCTTTACCCTTCTTTTTGTTATCCGCCATAAGCTCGCGGATATTTGCGCTTACGTTTCTACCGAGAGGCATATGTGGATCCTATTCTGCCTTAACCTTCCGTCAAGCCCGTCCACCCAGCCCACGACGACCCTGCCAGCTTATGCGAGCGGGACCTTTCTTTTTCCTGGCAGCCGAGTTGCACATTGCCTTGGTCGGGCGGCAAGCGGGATAACTTCCCTTGCTGGAGTCCTTGCGACCGCACGGGCCACCCGTCTTGCAGTTGATCCAGCCCTTGCCCTTGTTGCGCTTGAACCATCCGTGAAGCCCGTACTTCTTTTCCAATTCAAAAGCCATTATTTGTTACCCCAATTTTTTGCACCGACCTTGCGGCACTTGACCAATGCCCCGGACGCATAGGCCGAAGGCCAAACCTTGTAGCGGGATTTGACCTTGTTGTAGCAAGCGTCCTTCGGCTTGGTTTTCTTTTGTCTTCCCAGGGGCATCAGTATCTCCAGGAGTTGTTGTCACGGCCACGATTCCTGCTCCGCTCCATAACCCTCAAATTTCCATTTGAGTTGTTTCGTGGATTGCCGTCTTTGTGGTCGATGTCTTTCCCGTCACCCTTGCGAACCCGACCCGTCCGCATGGCTCTGCGCCTTGCCGTGTTTCTAGCCGCTCTGTCTTTCTTCGCTTGCGAAGAACTGTGGTACCGGCGGTACTCCATAGCGTAGTCACGTCCAAGAGGCATAGACAGAATTGTAACCGAACGGGGCGTTTGTCCAGAGGGTGTGAAAAATAAAAAAATTTTTTAATGTCGCCTCACGCAATACTTAGTAATTATAAAGGGGGTATATACTGGGGAGGGGTGGTGGGTAAATCTATATCTTATCTTTAATTCCAGGGTTCAAAAAAGCCTTCGGCTTTTTTGCGGTGGGGGTCGGTCGGGTTTTTTCGGTCGGTCGGCGTTGGGTTTTTGGACAGCGGAACGATAGTTTCTCTGTACCGATAACCTTAACTTGGAGGTATTGAATATGAAAGCACTAACTAACCTAATCAAATCACTGACTGGAAACTGGGGAACCATCGCCTTTAAGGATGGTGACAAAGACTATGTGGCCTTTGTCTTTAGTGGTGATTACCTTCGGGGTAATAGTTCAACTGGTGACACTGGTTGGACAAACCTCACTCCGTTCAGCCTCTCCAAAGCTGGACAGATGGTCACTGCTGGAGATCGTAAGTTCTTTGTGAGGATCGGTATCTCGATCCCCCCGAAGAGCCAAGCTCCTTCCAAACCGCAGAAGGTCGGAACCTTCACCGAATCCTTGGTCTAAAGGATTCCATCACCGAAGCACCGAGGGGTTCAATCCCCCTCGGTGTTTCTTTTTTTAACCTTTAACTCCTGGAGGTATATGAACAACACCCTACGACTACAACTGATTGATGCTGGGTTTGCTGACCGAACCATCAACAACTCGCTGGTGGCTGGTTGCAAACCTTCGCCTACTCTGTCGGCTTGCTACCAAACCGAACTCTACGCCGATCGCAAGACTATCTGGGGGTTGAAGAAGAAAGCTATTAAAGCTAGGGATTACGCTCGTCCCTATATCCGAGTATCCAAATCGAGGATCCTCGCTGCTATGGCCTTTGAGGAGCGATTTCAGGCCATCAGGAAAGCTGATCGTGACCTCTCCAAGGGTTCTCGTAGCCCTCGGCAACCCAAGGAAACTACTCGGAAGGGGGACTGGAATGAATCTCTTTGCTGATTTGTCGCACAATAGGCATTGTATTCAACCCGGAAGCAACTCCTTGAACTTCAACGACATCCGTATTTTCAGCTGGAACTTGTTGAAGCACAGCGATATTCACAATATTTCCTTTTCCACCCGACGACTGATCCGTAAGGCCAAGTGCTGGTCTCGCAACCTTATCAATTTTGCCAAGTGCATCAAAGTGTTCGTTAACTTCCCGAGTGGTTGCGGGTTGCTGGGCTTCGAGGACATCCAATCCACGATCAACTTCCTTTACTACCCTTTGAAGATACGAGGTGGCCTTGTTGTCCAGCGTTTGAATACTACGAGACAGCTTTTTGGCTTCCAGTCCCTCAAGTATTGCCAACCTTTTGGAAGCCCATCCCTCTCTGAAGATACGAGTCTTCAAAGTTCTGGTATTCAAACCATAGGTTTTACAGATATCAGTAGGCCGAGTGCCCCGCATATATTCGGCCTCTACGAGTTTCCAGTCTATGCCCAAGTCCTTCGGCATAACTGACTTGATAGCAGAAGGACATAAGGAGTCAATAAAATGCCTACGCCAACCAAAGGATACAACCAACTCGGTCAATGGAGAGACAACCCTAACCTTCGTTCTACGCTGAACAAGGTTGCAACGAAACACCATTGGATCGTCCTCCGAAACGGACGACCCGTGTCGAACCTTCGACATTACACCATCGGTGATTGTCGGCAGGAGTTTCTCCATTGGGCTAGGATTGTCTCAACCTTCCCCGATGGAAGCAAGCTGGGATTGATGGCGGCTGATGGGACTTATGTTCCCGTCAACTTCAGCATCCCCCACCCCGCCTACAACATCTAACCATAGGAGGAACCTTCGATGTACGACTTCATCCGAAACTACTTCTACTTCATCTCTGGAGTGCTGGTTGGTATGGCACTCTACTCAATCGTGGAGGTTCTATGTTCGCAGTAATCTACAAAGGCAGAGTCATCCAGGAGTTCAAGACGAGGAACCTTGCCTTCCGCTACCTTATCCGTAGCGGTTGGGAATGGGACGACGAGGCAATCGTTCGGAGGTTGCCGTGATCGATCCTTGTCCAAGGTGTCACGAGCCAGTCGAGAAAGCCAGACGAGACCTCGATCTGGTTTACTGCTTGGCTTGTGCAACCTCAACCCCTACGCCCCGCTACAAAGGGGCGATGGTCTACGCACACAAGACTGGGGGAGCAATCCAGTTGATGGCTCCCGAAACTTACAGCGAATTGAGGCGTTATTCACGGAGGGTTGGACAGCGTTCCACCCTTCGCAATGTCCTCTACGCATCTGGCAGAAGCGTTTAACCGAAAGGAGATACTTACTATGAGCAGAAATGTGTTTCAGAAATCATCCGACGACAGCGACAACGAACAACCTCAAGGCATCGCCATCGGTCTGGAGCGTGGCAATGGGCCGTTGCCCTACATCGCCTTGCTCGCCAAGATCCTTGAGAAGATCAGCCCGAGCCAACCCAACCAGAAGGACGAGGCCGAGTCGATCAAGGTCGCCTTGGCTTCCTTGGGGATTGTCCTCAAGAGCAGCCCGAAGCATTACGAGAAGCTGGTTGCCTTCATCGGCATCCACGCCTCGGCTTGTATGCCCGACGGGGAGATGAGTCTGTCCGATGCCCCCGAGGGCTTTGTTGAATTGCGTGAGAAGTTGAAAGACGAAATGTTGGAGGCCGCCAAAGAGGAGGCCGAATCCAACTTGGATAAGCAAGACTAACCACAACCACCAACCGAAAGGAGATACGACACAATGGCTACCACCACTACCAAAACAACGAAGCAGAAGAAAACCGATTGCTGGCAAGATGTCGAGCAGACATTGTCCGCTGGCGTTAACCGACTGGTTCTTTACGGGCCTCCTGGAACTGGCAAGACTTACGCTGGTCTGACGATGGCGACCAAGGATCGTCCGACCTTCCGTCTGATCTGCACCCCCGATATGACCAACGCCGATGTCACGGGGGCTTGGATGCCGAACGAGAAGGGAACCTTCTCTTGGCACGAGGGTCAAGCGGTCAAGGCTTGGCGGACTGGCGGTCGTCTCATCGTTGACGAGATCGACAAGGCGGGGGGCGATGTGTTCGCTACCTTGCTGGCGATGACCGACAGCCCCGAGTCTTGCAAGTGGGAGAACCCGCAGACTGGCAAGGTCGAGACTCCCCAAGAGGGCTTCAGCGTGGTGATGACCACCAATCTGGAGAACCTTGAGGATCTGCCCGAGGCCATCCGTTCCCGCTTCCCGATCCGTATCCGCATCAACAAGCCCCACCACACGGCACTCGAACGCTTGTCCCCCGATCTTCGGGACTACGCCGAGCGTTCCGCTGACTTGGGTGAACGGCGGATCGATCTGCGAACCTTCTTCGCCTACGACAGCCTACGCAAGTCTGTCGGTGCGGAGAGGGCGGCTCACTTGATCTTTGACGACAAGGCCAAGGACTTCTTGACCGCCATCAAGATCGATCAGATCAACGGAGCCAAGCTCGCCGAGAAGTCCGAATAAGTTAAGCAACCCTCAACCTTCAATGAAAGGAGGTAGCTGATGCAAACCGCAATACTACCAGAGTTCATACGACAAGCTGGCAACCGCCGTGGTGTCAATGAGGCTTGGGACATCATCCGATCCTCGATGGATCGTGGCAGTCCCAAGACTTGCATTGAAGCACGACGGCTGATGGTTCCCTTCAACGAGGAGGCACGAGCCGAAGTCATCCGAGCCCACGAGATGATGCACATTCGATTGAGTCCGCCGAGTCTTGAGCCTTGGCTCAAGCGTGGCGTTGCCACCGAGCAAGCCCTAATGCTGGCCGAGGAATGTCGGATCAATCGGGTGCTTCAGAATGAAGGCTTCAATCCGAGTGAACATCTCTACGACGAGACTGACGAGATCAATGCTTACCGCTATGCCAAGGCCAAGGACTTGGCTGGTGTCATCCGTGTGGTGGCGGCAACACACGGAACCAAGACGCAGGAAGCGGTGCTTAAACAAATCGAGAAGGCTGGTCTTGAGAACGGAGAGTTGGAAACCATCCAAGGGGCTACGGATTTGTCCAATACGATCGCCGAGTTGCTCGACAACTACAAGTATAATCTGACGAGCGACAAACCGATTGGTCGCAAGACCAAGGTGCCACTTACCCGTGGCTTCCTTGTGACCGAGAAAATCGCCACCGTTCTGGACAAGTATATGGAGATTGCCGAGATGACCAAACGCATCCCGCAACTCCGACCATCCAGAAAGGTGCAGGATTCCGCTGCCGAATGCACGGCCAAGTTCGGTGACTTGGTTGACGGCAAGGCATCCCTCAATCGGATGCACAACGGCAACCTTGGCAAGGTTCGCATCGCCTCGGATGTCGGTCGGGCTCCCCGCCGTATCGGTCGTTTGCTTACCGACCCGTATCGTCGGGTGTTCGATCGTGTCAAACGCAAGTCGGGCGGTGTCGTCTTGATTGATTGGTCTGGCTCGATGAGTCTTGAACCCAAGGATATCTTGACGATACTTCAGCACGCTCCAGGAGCCACGATTGCGGCTTACGCCCACAAGGATGGGAGCAAAGGCGTCCCCAACTTCTGGGTGCTAGCCAAAGACGGCAAGATGGTCAGCAAGTTGCCGACCAAGCACGGCTGTGGCAACGGCGTTGACGGACCAGCCCTACGCTGGGCGTTAAAGGCCAGACGATTCCAGAACGAGATGGTGCTTTGGGTTTGCGACGGAGCCGTCACCGATGGGGCTGACGATTGCTTCTATACCCATCTGGCGGCCGAGGCCAAGGCATTGGTCACGACTGGCAGAGTTGTGATGCAGAAATGTATGGAAGATGCGGTCGACTTCCTTAAGAAGTTGGCCAACGGACAGGTGTCCCCGACAGGCCCGACCTATGTCGGCGAGCTACGCCGAAGCTACTAAACCTAGGATCACTTATCAAAACCTTTGAAGTTAGCGATCCAGACAGCGGTGTTCAGTGGATTGTGGAAGCAGACGCCATCGAAGATGTGAAGAAGTGGATGGTGTCTCAACTCCCACATTCCGAACGATACCAAATCAAGGAGGTTCATAATGGATAACCCATATCAAACGGAGGAAACACTATGCGAAGCATAACCAAGATACGAAACAAACTGAAAGGCTTGGAGCTTGAGGTGGCCAGAGCCATCGCAGTCTCCCCGAAAGACGAGGATCTTTACGGGCAAATGCTTGATCATATCAAAACATGCGAACAGCTTTTGCTGGTCGCCAAGGAGTCATCCATATGATTACTGGAATCTTAATTGATCCGAAAGCCAAGTCGTTCACCGAGGTCAAATCGGACGGACGCTTTGGCATTGAGGAAATCTACGAACTGACGGGATGTCGGTGCGTCTCAACCTTCAACCTTCCAAACTACGATGTCGCCTTTATCGACGACGAGGGATTGCTGAAGGGTGAGGAACACCTTGGGAATGTCGGTTGCTATCGGCTCAAGTGGGCTGGCCAAACCCATCTGGTTGGCAAGACCTTGATCGTGGGAACCGATGACGAAGGCGAGACGACTTCGTGCAAGTCAACCATCGAGGAACTGGAGAAGCAGATCGAGTGGGTCAAGCCACCGACTGACGAGGAGATGGACGAACTTCTCCAGATCAAAGTCTTCCCGCTTGATCGTGACGAGATGCGAGGCCACACCTACGCCGAAGACATCCAAGACAGCAACCCGATGCGGGACGCTTAACCAATGGACGAAAGACAATTCACCATCCTAACGGAGACAATCCGGGAAGGCCTGGAAAACCTAGCCAAAGAAGTCGAGAAGATACGACTCGTCATGGAGGATCAAGTATGATCCAAGACATCAAACAAGAATCGGATATCCAAAGTTTCTTTCATTGTCGAGAGTGCCTTGAGGAATTACCCGACGGGGAAAGCCCACGATCCTACGCCAGCCTTGAGGTTGGCTGGACACCCAAGGGCATCCAAGTCTGGTGCAAACGGCACGAGTTGAATGTCATCAACCTAGATTTCCGAGGCCAGAAAGTGAGCCCGTTATGAGATACAAGATCCAAAGCGAATCAACCTTCGGATGGGGCGACATCAAGGAAAGCGTGGACGGCCTTGGCAAATACAAGGACTGCCACTACGAGACGAAAGAACTTGCCGATGAGGAATGTTCGGAATTGAATGAGAAACTCGGGGGAGGATTTCGGGTGGTTCCAATAACCACACGATCCGACTTCGACTTCTATTGAAAGGAGACACCTATGCCACGATACATTGTTGAATTGCACAAGACCACACGATCCACCGCAGAGGTCGAGATTGAGGCAGAGTCGAAAGACCTTGCTAGGTCGGAAGCCTACCATCTTTGGGAACAAGACTGCGACGACAACCGAGTCGAGTGGGATGTGATGGAAGAAGATTGTCAAGTCGGAGACTGCGAAGAAGCCAAACTGGAAGACTAAAACAGAAAGGATACTACTATGGAGAAACCCAAAACATTGAAACTAAAACCGCTTAACAAATACAAAAACCTAAAGGAAAGCGAACGCAAACTTGTAGCCGAGGACTTACTTAAATCCATTCGTGGGAAACTCGTCCTTGGCCAAGCCTGTGCCATCGCTTACGGCAAGTTGCGGGAGACGGAACCCAGCAACGCCGAGGACATTGCACTACTTGGTGAGCAATACTTCGGGATGTTTTACGCCATTGCATTGACCACCCTCCGCATCACTGATGGCCGAAATGGAGTTGCCAAATAATGTCTGCCGTAAAGGACGATCCATACTTAAAAGAATACCTCAAACTCCGTGGCAAAGTCCTTGTGGATGTAGTCAAGGATGAGGAAGGCGTTGATGGAGAACCCCTCTATGGCCTAGTCTTCAAGTCTGGGATCAAGGATCGCAAGCCATCGGTGGCTTGGGTCTACCGAGACGAAGAAGGCAATGGTGCGGGGTTCCTCAACATCATTGATGTCGACCTAGACGCCAAGTGATTGATGGGGCATAGAGTCGGAAGATGATTCCGAACTGGAATTCCTCCAGGTTTAACACCCATCAAGCTTTATGAAAACTGAACCCAGACTCAGCGAAGAGTCGGTCTTGGTCTACGATATGGCCAGCTTTGTCAAAGCAACAAGGAACCTTGTTGCCAAGCCAAATCTGGAACTTGACGATACCACCCGCAACGACCTTAAGTTGTGGGCTGACCAACTTCTTCGCCAAGTCAATCATTATAGGATGAGCAAATGACAATCGAACTAGATAGTTACGAAGCCAGCTTCGAACACAAGGGCAAGAACTACGAGGTCACTGGGTCAGTGACCCACGAGACCCATACCGAAGATGTCGGTATCGGGAGCTACGAATACTGGGGACACACGGAAACTGACAAACAACTTGTCGAGATCAGCGAGTATGTGGATGCAGAATTCCACAACCTGCAGGTCTTTGAAAAGGGGTCGGAACATCCAGTGCTTGAGCCGTCAGCCGAACTGACGGAAGCCGCCGAGCTTGCCCTCTTTGGTGCAACCTATGAATATGCGGAACAAGTAGCCGCAGAAGGGAAACTACTATGATGTCACCAGAAACCAAACGGCTCGTCGAGCAATCGGCTGTGCCGTTGATCTCCAGTCAAATCGAAACCTTACGAGATTCACTCCGCCATCTTGAACAGACTGTCTTTAAGATGGAGCGTGATCTCCAAGGCTACGCCAAGGCCACCACGGCATTGACCGAGGAACTTAACCAAGCCCTTAAGATCCGAACCCATCGGACTTCCTATGTCAATGAACGTGGCAAGCAAGCCTACTTCAGAGATCCGATCAGCGTAGCTGGTCGATGGGGGGAGTGGAAGAAACTCCTTGAGGAAGGCACACCGACGGCGGTTGTCGCCAGACAATGGGGTGTCGACAGACGATCCATCCAATACGCAAGAAAGCAGAACTTCAAACCAGCACTGATCAAAAACCAACGGAGGAAAAAATGAGCATACTCAACAAAGCCAGATTCAAGAGAGCCGCACTGGACATCGCCAGCAAACGGCATCACAAGTTCACGAGAGTTGGCAAGGAGTTTGTCAGTCTTGCCGAACACGCCTTGGTCGGATGGATGATGAACTACATCAACCAACTACCAAGCAAAGGCAAGACCATCAAATGACGGAACTCCTCAAGCTCAACCGAGGCAATGCCAAGCTGGGCAAGGGAATCTACACATTCAATTTGCCAGCTGGCTACTCCTGCCCTGGAGCTAGGGAATGTCTATCCCGTGCTGGCCGTGCCAGCGGAACAATTCAAGACGGGCTTGAAACCAAGTTCCGTTGTTTCTCCGCATCGGATGAGGCAAGGCTCCCAAATGTTCGGGCTCAACGCTGGCACAACTTTGACTTGCTGAAGCACAAATCCACCTCGCAAATGGTGGAGTTGATCCAAGCAAGTTTGCCCAAGAAAGCCAAGCTCATACGCATCCATGTGTCTGGCGATTTCTTCAACCCTCAATACTTCGACGCTTGGCTGGAGGTTGCCAAGAACAACCCAACCATAATCTTCTACGCTTACACCAAGAGCCTTCATCTTTGGGTCGG